CACCGAGATGTTTAGAGCTGCCTCCGGACCTATGGATAGGTCCTACCGTATCATTGATGATCTAGCGCCCATAGGGAACCCTTCAATGGGTACCCAGCGCTTCTTGATCTTCATTTCGCCCGACGGTACGGGTATAGTCACGACGTGGTCAACGGGATCATTTCGAAAGCCGTTATCAAGCGGCTTAGAACCCCTCCCACGTCGCACATTGGTGGTAACACTACCTAATAAAGCGCCGTATAGGTATCCAACCCTATCGGCCGGGACGTCTACGGTCCGAAGTTGAGGCATTTCTGCTTTTACTTCTAGGACCTGCAACTCCTTATTCAGGCGTGTTATCGTGTCATAGTGTGCGGTAGGCCAAAGATTGTGCTTATCAAACACAAACTCAGTACCGGGTACATTAAGGTGACTGATCTTTACAACGGACGACGCCCTTTTAATGAGGCGATCCGCAAGCATCAGCTGCATTCCGCAGCCCGAGCTAAGCATCGTACGAGCGACTTCGGCAAAGCCGATTCGCCCTCGAAGCCTATAAAGGTCATAACCGTCAAAACGCGTGGGTGTTACATTCAAGCCATTTAAGGCCCAAATGCCACAACTTTCGCGAAAGGAGGTATCACACCAATAGCTCTTCGCATGATTAATCTTGAGACCTAGGGCTTCAAAACCCCGGATCTTTATGATTTCTCTTGCGAGAGTACTATCCACAACTATGTCGTCCCCGTGCACAGAAGCCGTATATCTCCGGATACCGGAGAGCTCGGCAATCGCAGCACAGGCGGCCCAAAAGTACAGCGTTTGCACCACGAATGTGGTCGCATTTCCCATACCGGCATACATTACCAACTCTTCAGGCTTACCGTCTTGTCCAACGAAGTTGGGCGTGCGGCAGCTAAGAAGATGAGGTAATAGCCAGCAAGGAAATACGTCCTCTACGTCAGCCAATGACATTGTGTCACTAGCGTCAGATAGATCAAACGTGGCGTAATTGCCGTACTTAGAACCTTCAACGGCGTAAGCCCTTTGTATGGGCTCAGGCGCACGATGCAAGGCATCCATGGCAGACCCCCGAAGGGGCCCGCTGTGGACACTCTCGTACACCAACCGTCGGGTAGCATGCTGTGCGAATGTATTCAGCCAGGGTTCGACCGTTATAAGTCGGTCCTTAGCGTAGTCCTTAGGCACACAGCATAAGCGAACTGACTCTCCACCATGAAGAGTCAATGCCATCGCTTTGGGCACAATATACTGACTATGGAGGGCAGGGTATTTCGGGATATTCTCCCACCTGCCTAACCAAGGTACATGCTCCGCAACCGCACCATTCCCGAACTTAGGGCGCCAATGGTCAGCAACCGGCAATGCTCTCTCGAGCAAACGCCGCATGCGAACCTTAATCTGGCGCTCCAGCCAAGGATCTGGACGCGGCTCTAAGAGCGCACTATTTCGGGCTTTAAAACCCTCAATAGCGCGAACTGAGCGGGATGTGGGGTCACCCCCATATCGGAACTTTTTCAGCATGTAACCGCATTGCAATGCGGATCTATAATGCCCTAAGTCTTTCACCTCGATGGGTCCAGCTTTCAACTTCAGCAAAACCTCCCCTAAAAAGGAAGTTAAGCTCTCAATCGAAAGGACTTTAACTGGTTCTACACCTGTTGTGGCAATGCCACGTATTGCGCGTAGAAGGAGGGGCTCCACAACGTGGATAACCCGCGATGCCTCATCGTACATTGCTTCTCCTTTAGTGCCGAAATCTCCGGCGCTATCCGAATACAGCCCACTTAATGACGTGGGCAATGAACTTTGCGATAGCAATCAGCGCCGTTTGACAGGCGTCGAATGCGTCGCCAGGAATCGAAGTAAGATCCATAGGATCCTTCCTTTCTTGTTCGGCTAGGACTTTCGTCCGAAGCCTACTAAATCATTCCTGAGGTTCGGGAATAACGCCATAGACCCCATTGGCACTGTCGATGGGGTTCAGTCCCGCCAAACCACGCCGGAGAGGCGTAGTTGCAGCGAAGAGTGCTGTGTGCAGCGCCGTAAGCGTTTCCGCTGGCGCCACAACCGGAGTATCCGGCATGATCACAGACACACAGTCCATGATGCCTTTGGCCAGAAGCCCGCAAAGACCAAACCGTGAGGTTTCGTCCTGCTGAGCTTGTGACCTGAGCACCCGGGCTGCATCCTTCGCGCAAGCGACCACGAGGTGGACGCTTAGCGGATCCGGCGCCGAGTCCTTGAAGTACGTCCCGTTTGTTACGGGATCGAACCCAATTCGAGGCACCTGGAATATAGACTTCACCATGATACGAGCACCACCCGAAGAGGTAGCTTCCTGTGCCGACTCGACCGTTTGAGGGACTTGGGCTGTGCCCATGTCCGCCAGCGGGACGGTTAGCAGGGAGGTTGCTTTCTTGGGGTTGTCCTGTACGTAGTCACCTTCAGCAACAGTGATGTTGCCTGAGGCATCGAATGCGAGGGACTTAATTTTCATAGTCTCTCTATGTCCTTCTGCTTACGTGCGTTTCAACAGTTTGATGAACCGCTGAACATCACGTATGCGTTTGTTGTAGTTTGGACGCTTCTTCATGAATGCGGCAACCAGCCGATTCAGGCGTCCGATCATTAACGCCCCAGAGATAAGTATCTTGGTGGCGTCCACCTGCGCGTTGAAGACGACAGGTGGAATACGTGGCTTGCTTATCTTGTCACGAGACACCAACACGTGTTCCGCACCCCCATCTGGGGTAGCGCGGTCCGTTTTCAGTGTCCAGTTACTCGACAGCGTGTAGTGGCAACCCGGATTTAACTCCACCCATATCCACCAACCGGTTTGGTTGATGTAGTAGGGTTTGACGAAAGGCTCAATGCTTACGTCAGGGATTGCTTCGACAGATAAACTATGAGTCGACAGGAGCTTTGGTTTTGGCCAGGATGGCCTAACCCTCCAACGGTCGCATGCCCATAGTTCTTCAAACGCACATCGGATGTGCATACCTGATATGGCTTTCTCAAGTCGGCCCAACGTTTTACCGAAGGTGCCGAACCAGTCAGCTAACCAGGACCATCCGATGAGTTCCCACATTGTACGCAGAGGAGGATTCAATACAAGGGCACGCTTAGTACTGCTGAGAGGCTGTATGATTTCGCCTACGCCGGCCTCGGGATATAAATCCCAAAACCAGCCTGGCATCATCGCCTGATCAGGAGTTATAGCACGCCCAAACATTACACCCTCATGCTCCCAAGGGGAGAACGTAAGGTCCTCAGGGTCGCAACCCTCCGGCAATACTAGACCGTATAACGGGTCTAGCGTAAGCGCGGCCGGATCGCTATCCAAGGGCATCACGTCGTCTGTAGTCGAGATCCAGTGTTTCATTGCTGGACCCGGATACACATTGACCGGATTACTCCGGTAGGCACACCTAATGGTGTCCCCCACGCGCAGTTGGTATTGAGCTGGCTCAAGCAGCATGATCGCTTTATTTTGGATATTTAGCTCTAACCATTGCTCCGCATCGCGGAGCGTAGGTTTTACGCCAAACTTCCACCATAAATACGACTGTGCTACCATCACCAGAGATGCACCTACTTCGGCCCACCGCGATGCCTCGTGGCATGTAGCGGCATAATGGGCAAAGTCAACGACCTGTTTAAAGGTCTGAGGTACATCTTTGAGCTCAAGTACCGCCTGCAACTGATTAAACCCGCTGATACTCTCACCCCCCGATTGGAGGGTCTCTAACGCGCGAAATCGCGCTTCGAGCATCTCCGGAGAATCGCTATCCATAGCACCGACAACGTCGGGTATGGCAGGTAGAATCGCCGGAGTTGGATGCGTTGATGCAGAATAACACCAACTTAAGGAACAGAAGCGTCGATCTCTAGATATCTCGGGCTTGGTAGCCCGATAGAGACTCAACGCATATTCCCGTTCAGCGAGGGCTGCTTGGTACAGTTCGTCTAGCTCCGCCTGGCTCGCGTCATCGCGAGCTAGGATCTTGTATGCATGTCTACCATCGTAATGGATCGTCCATCCGTTGGCTATTAAGGTCGCATGTTGCGACCCCCAACCAGGATGGTTAATCCTATACTCAGGTATATCTGCAGTACTGATGGCCATTTCTTTTGGCCCTGTGAGTGTGACGTGTCGTGCCCATGATCCAAAACGACGTAACGCCGAAAAGGTGCACGCGTTCCATCGGGACCGAGCTTGTTCTCTAGGACCTTCTTGTAACGTATCGCTTAGCGCAACCGCCTTAACGCTGGTTAGCGTGGTGGCTATGCCTTTGCGAATACGCAACACGAAGTTACCGCTTGTCGCGGTATCCTTGAGGGTAAGCAAGGCATCCCAGGACGCATAATTCGGACCCATACAAGAGTCCGAAACCCTACTGCGTGTTCGTCGTATAATCATGTTGCAACCTCAGTTGGACTGGAACGC